AAGAAGATACCATATTTAATTTATGTAAATGACAAAGAGCATATTACTTTTGATCAATCGCATGAACTAATGAAGAAAGACCATCTGGAATATCTTTACTTTAAAATGGTTGAGAAAATACTTTTATGGGAACGAATGATTATGTTTTGTAAAGGTAATTTATCTGAACTTGCACAAATGTGTGAGCCACCAGATATGTATCATCCTTTTTATTATAAGGATTTAGCACCAGAACAAGAAAAACTAATAACTAACCTATGGGGAATAAAACATGAATAAAAAAAATATATATCAAAAACTACATGATGCCTGTTTAAGTGCAGGGTCTGTCAAGAAAGGCACGAAAGCAAATGGGATGCACTTCAACCCACTTTTGCACGACAAAGTTCAAGAAGTAGCTACACAAGCATTATTAGACAATGGTTTGTATGCGACCTGTAATTATCTGACAGAGATTGTACCTAATATAAAACAAGTAATGGTCGTATGTACTATGAGAGTTTATGACATTGATGATCCAACCCAACATGTACTTGTTGATGGTTGTTCAGCATTTGGCAATCTCGATAAGTTTGGAACCGGCAATGCCATGTCATACTCAAGAAAGTATGCGTTCTTAAATTTATTAAATCTTAAAACAGGAATTAAAGATGAGGATGGCTATGAAGCCAAACCATTTGAACAAGATTCTCCAGAGCAATCTGTAGAAGAACCTACCTATGCTGATGATAGTATAGATGTAGAAGATATAAAACATGAACTTAAAAATGCTGAAACTATAAAAGGTTTTAACATTGCTAAAGAAAAGCATAGAGCAAGTGTTGAGTATCTATTAAGAAACAATTTACGAGCATACAGACAAATTTCAGATATTGCTGAAACTCGTGAATTTCAATTAAATAATGGTCAGTAAAAGCTGACAATAACAAAGGAGCAAACATGAGTGAAGATGTAGTATGGTGTAACTTGGTAAGAAACCAAAACAAAAATGCGGAGAACCAACCGGATTGGGTAGCACCGCCAAACCTAAAAGCACCAGAGGGTAAGAAATGGACCATAGGTGTAAAGATAGGAGACATTTGGCACAATCAAGCTGGATGGGATGATAAGGATGAGCAAGGCAATGTTGTTGGGATTACAATCAAAATGACACCACCTACTGCCAACGAAGATAAACCATCAGCAACTCCTAATAAAGGGTTTCAAAGTAAACCTAATTATGGTAATAAACAATCATACAAGTTTTAATTAATTTGTATTTAGCTTTGGGGGAGTTTTTTCTTTCTAGTTCCCTTTCGGTAGTTTTCTTCCCCAAGGCACCTCAATATATTTATGGATAAAAAAATAACAGATTTAGATCAAGAGATTGAAAAGAAAGTTATTGATGATCGGCAAAAAGATTATGGTAACTACCAAGAAAACTTTGTTTTATTAGCAGAAATGTTTACACTAATACTGTTTGATAATTTAAAAAAACGAATAAAACCGCACCAAGTAGGTCAATTAATGATGGGATTAAAACTATACAGATCAACAAAAAATTTTAAAGCAGATAACTATTTAGATTTAAGTGTGTACAATAAGATGACCAGAGAGATACACAAAAAAGAGGTTGCCAAAAAGGATAAAAATGGGTAAGTATAAAAGAATTATTAATGGGGATTGTCATTTTACCATGACAGAACTCTTTGATGATGTGGAGAAAGCTGCAAATGTGTCCAATAATGGAGAACTTGTAGAATGTAAAATTGATAATTTGAGGATTGATTTTACAACAGTAAAAAAGGATAAGGATGAACGAGATAAAAACTCGTCTGCAAAAGCTGAAAGACCTTCAAGCGAAGAAACACGAGAAGTATCTGGAAGCAAAAGTTAAAGTGAATAAGTATCAACAAGATTCTTATAAATTGCTTTGGCAAATAGAGCAGACAAAAGAAAGATTAATGGCTAGTAAATAGTTATTAATTTATAACTAAAAAAAACTGAAGGAACACGAGGGGGATCTATGACCATAAATGTAAGCAAACATTATAATCAACACATAAAACAAATAAACGAAAACAATTTTATATACAAAGTTAAGAAAGCATTTTACCTTCTTACGAACCAAGAAGAAAGATTATATGAGGTAGGGTTCTCGGAAGGTTTTTTACATGCTGTAAACATTTTACAAAAAGAACCAATCAAAGATAGCAATGTAAAAAAAATTGTAGGTTACACTGTTACAAAACCAAAACCATCAGATGTACAAAGTGTGATTAATAAAGTTTGCATACATTTTGAAGTACATAAAGAAACTCTAATGAAAAAAAGTAGAACCACAGATATTGTTAGAGCAAGAAATGTAATACACAATATATTATTTGAAAAGTATCGTATGAACCTTACAGATATTGGTAGATATTTTGGACAAGATCATACCACAGTATTGCACTCAATAGAAATGAAAAGAGACCAGAAAAGATTTTGGTCTCCAGAACAATCATTGTGGCAAGAGTTTGAGAAACTTATTTCTTAAACCCAGATAACATATTCTTATAAGCCTTTTTAGTAATTGTACTTTTAGATTTACTTTTTGAAGTACCAGATTTTTTTTTCTGGTTGATGTTATAGTACAAACCCTTCTTGGCTTTTGTTCCATCTTTTTTAGTGTGATAACCCGGCATTATTTCTCCTTCTCGTATGTTGCATCTTCTGATCTTAATTTTTGTTGTTCACAATAATTATCAAAACAACTACCATCTTTTCCATCATGACAAAAGTATTTTTTTGTAGCAGTTACAATCCATCCACCAGCATCACTGATTAATTGTTTTCCACACTCCTCGCAATACCCACACATAAAAGACCTTTCTGGTTTCTTCCATGCTTTTTTTACCGGCACTTCCACCTTCTTCTTGCTTGTCTTATTCTTGAGTTAGGATCGTTTCTTGTTTTAGCTGATGATCTTTTAAGTTGTCCAGCTGATCTGGCACAATAACTCTTTCTACGTTTAGCAGACTTTGATCCTGCCTTAACCTTACCTGTTACTGCTGTCTTTAATTTTGATCCGGGATTGGCTCTTCTATATGCTTTGACACCTTTGGCTGTCATACCAGCTCCAGATTTTGTAGGTCTGTAGTTTGCGTTCTTACCTTTTGTTGTTTTTCTAATAGCCATTATCTACCTCTAACAGAATCTATGAAATTGTAAACTCTCCCGAACTGTTTATCTATAGACATTAAATCAGATTGGATCATGGTTACTGTTAATTGAAGTTCTATAAGTGTGACCAAAGTCCAAGTTGCTAAACCCATTAGAATTGTACCAAGCAACGCAATCAAAGCTGTGTTAGTTTTTCTTGTCATTCCTTTTTCTTTTTAAAATTTTAACTCTTGAGTGCCAACACCACTCGGTAAATTTTATAGAATAAGTTTCTATAAAAGATATTGCGTTATCTAATTTTCCAAAAAAGTTATAGATAAATCTATCAATCATGGTTTGATTGGTCCTATAATTTTCTTGTCTGGGTTATCTTCAAGATACTCTTTCTTTATATCTTGCCATAAGCTAGTCTCTATTATATCTTGATTATCATCTATTGTAGGTACTATTCCTGTACATTTAGATACTAATAATTTAAAGTTTTCATTGTGTTTTATACTAGGATTTTTGTTTACTTTACTACACATTTTAAGAAGCTCTAACTGTTGTTTTAACTCCATATTTTCTTGCTGTATACTTCTAAATTCTTTAGTACAAGCTGATCCAATGTAATGTCTGTAAGTTAAACTTATCCTACCATTATCATCATTATTGTTGTAATTATTATTATCATTATAATGCCTATAATCATTCTCTCTATTCTCCTTTTCCAACCTAACATCAACTTCACCAGTTCTACAACTATTGTAACCATTGTTTAAGTATTCGTTTCTAGGATAAGCAGGTTCGGCAAAAAGGGTTAAACCTACTAACATCAAGATAAGTATTGCTGTAAATCTGTAATCCATCCTGCAACTCTCCATAGGTCATCCTTAATAATTTATTTCCCTGTTTAAGTCTTTGATGTCATACTCCATCTGCCTTACCTTATCTGCCAAGACTTCATATAAATTTTCTGCCATCTCCCATGTACCTTCTGCTCTTTCTAATTTTTGTAATACTGTGTTTAAATTAGATGTAACATTGGCTAGGTCTCTACGAATATTCTCCATATCCATAGTTTGTATCTTTTCTATTTGTGTTTGATTTGCGTTGATTGTGTCTGTTAGATTTACAATATATTTAACACCAGTGAATGTTCCAACTAGCAATGAAGCTACAATAGGAACCATAACTATGTTCTTCTTTAATAAATCTACTAGGTTCATTCACAAAAACCTACTGTATAATTGCGATAACTAATACAACACCAACAATAATCACTATCTCTTTGTGATCTGTCCAGTAGTGCATAGCTGCGTCTTTAATTTTATCAATCATAATTATCTCCTGTGTGGTTTTAATATAAGATATTACTTTCCCTGTCCACGATTTTTTGACTTACCTTTCTGAAGTTTTTTAGACTTGTTCATAGA